GACCGATGTGGCTGATGCTTGCCTTAGGGCCGCCCTCTCGGAAAATCGAGAGGAGGTGATAAAACAAGTTGAGCAGCAGTACTACCGATCTCAAGATTTCTGTCACAGTATGGTCGAATTGTTGAGACAGGAAATTTACCTCAGGAGTGTGTTAGCAAAGAATTTACGCTTTGGAGACTATAAAACAAAAAATATCCTGACACTTTTGAGTATGTTGGAAGATACTTGTTATAGAATGGGATTAGGGGAAACCCTAACTGCCTTTTATATCGGTTATGAAAGGTGGAAACTAGGTCATTACGTCGAGGTTGGCAATGTTTAATATCAAAGGGGTTCACGGTGTTTGGTTCAAAGAACCAACTGCCGAAGGATCGGCCTTTGTTTACGATCTAGACGATACACTGTTATCTAGAGTTGGAGCTGAGCCTCATTTGGTTCCTTTGGATAAGCGTCAAACCGATCAAGACGATGCATATATTCTTACGTACCGCCCGACAGGCTACAATAAACGAACACTATCCGATATAGCCCCTATCAAAGGCAAATTAATAGGTCTTTTTACCAGAGATGCCCAATATTATCCTTTTGAAAAGAGTGACGTAGATACCTTCAAGTACAAAATCAGCGTATTATCAAAATTATGTTCATTATATAAAAGGGTCCTTTTCTTTGAGAATAAACAAGTTATTGTTACTGCGGCTGCCCGCTCTGGACTTTCTGGCTTGACTTGTTACCTAGTAAGTATTAAAGTTGAAGGTGGGACAGAAACAGTCGTAAAGACTAAAATTTGGAGTAGGGCATGAGTTCAAAAATAATTGCCGGCTTTCTTTTCTTTCTCACGGGGGCACTGGTGCTTGTCAGCCAGCCTAGGGTTTTGCCACCAACTAAGAATGAATCTAGGATTACTGCTCTTGAAACAGAGCTAGCCAAACTCAAACAAAAAAATGTTGAGCAAGAAAAATTACTTAAAAAGCTGGTCGATGAAAACCAAGATCTTAAACGTAACAACGATAAAATTATTGAAATATTAGATAAGGAGGATGAATGCAGCCTGGAGAGCAAGAACTGAGTTTGAACTCAATTTACGACCACATTGAATTATCAGTATTGGAGTAAAAATGACTATTAATAAAAAAACTATCGACCTGTTGAAAAGAGTCAAAACGGGTCTGGATGCGTCTTTAAACGATCTTAATCCAGATTTAATGAAAGATTTGGAAAAAGATTTGGATGATTTTGGTAATAATGTACAAGAGATGGAGGATGATGCCGTTCGAGAGATTCAAAATAGTAATCTTGCAGATGAACAGAAAGCTTATTTAATTAGATTTATGAAAAACTCCGATTCTCAAATAGAAGATTTGTTGGACTTTAAACCAGAATTTCGAAAAGATGAGCCGGTTAGCTCCACCACAGATAAAACTGAATTAGAAGTCGGACGGGATCAACCCATTAGTCCTGACATCGATAAAACTTAAATTTTTTGTACAATCAAATTTAAATACTAAAGTTAAATTGTATTGTTCAAAATAATCTTGCATACTTAGGGCTATGCGGGTACAAAAACCATCCCTCAAAGGAATCCAATTATCATAAAAGTGACAACCCCCATTTAGGGCAATTCCAAGATGGCTTAGTATATGTTCTGGACTTATTTTTAAATGATACGTAGTGATTTCTCCGCCCTCATTAGGTACTATTTCTAGATCTTTCATTTTTACTAATTTTAGTTTATCTGCCATTTCACTCATTGTTGTATCTAAGCGCACTCTATAATCGACCTCTTTGTGTTCTTTTTCAAAAACTTCTTTCTGATTTTGAATTATTTTTGAGGCTTCTCTAACCTCTTCAGAAAAGATTTTACACATATAAACTAGACGTTCAGCTACCCACCCGGCCGTTTTATATTGGGTTTCGGAGTGTTTTCTAATTTCTCTGGGTGTAAAAGTCATAAATAACTCTTTATAAGGTTATAATATATTTAACGTGTGGGGGTCCTATGAAATTAAATATTCGTATTGCTATTAAAAATGAAAAAAAGATTGAAGTTACTGAGAAAATTCAGGACATTCATAAAGAATTAGAAAAAGAGAGCGTAGATTTCTTTAATACAGAAGAAAACCAAGAGTTGGAAGAAGTAGAAGATGCCGACGAAAAAGAGCTTGATTATGTGGCTGCCAAAAAGAAAACGGTTGCTGATTTAAGGTTTAAACCTACTGAAAGTATGGCTGCCGAAGCTAAGAGGGCCCTTAAATGGAAAGAAGACGGTCACGCTGGAGGAACCCTGGTAGGACTAGCCCGTGCTAACCAGCTGGCTAAAAGAGAGAACCTTTCGGCCACAACAGTAAAACGTATGCATTCTTTCTTTAGTCGACATGAAGTTGATAAGAAGGGTAAAGGATTTTCAGGCGGAGACGGATATCCATCAAAAGGTCGCGTTGCGTGGGCTCTTTGGGGTGGTGACGCTGGCCAGTCCTGGGCACGAATGATGGCCAAAAGAATAGATAAAGCAAAGGGGAAAAAATAAAATAACTTAAATACAATCATTTCAATATTTAGACTTAATTTAATTGTAAACGTCTCAAAATAAAAACCTTAGGTGAACAAAAAAATACAAATCAACACTTTTAGGTTAAAATAACTATACAAGGAACTTTCAAAATTTATATATCCTTAGGAGGATACAATGTCAATGTTCACAGGTAAATCAGTCGATAACTTCCGTCAGAGAGCTGACGCTTTAAATCGTGAGGATATCTTCTGCCTTTCCAACAAAAAAATCGGCCGCAAGAATGGCGACACCGACATCTATTTAATGCATTATGCTTATAGCGATGTCATTCCTACTAAGGTCCAGATTCAAGGTGCAGTAAATAAAGATTTCGGCCAAATGGTCGTTATCGATCCTACCGAAGTTATGGTTGGACCACGCACTCTTACGATCAAGGCTTACACCCCTTATGGTCTCGCCGAACAAGACACACCTAAGAAGTATGTCAATAATCTAAAGGCCTCGATGGAAGAACGTCCTGAAGCCGTTTTAGTTGAAGTCGGCGATGTGGTTCGTTATTTCGATGCCACAGTCGTTGAAGGTCAAATCGTCAGTGCTGATAACAACGGTTTTGCCGTTCGTGTCGGTTCCTCGATTGAACGTGTTGCCGCTGATTCCATCATTGATGTGAAGCAAAGCCCGATGTTCTACCCCACCGATAAAGCCGCTTATGATTATTTCTTGAAATTGTATCCTAAAGATTATGTCAAGCAATTGACCAATAATGACAAGGATCACGCCAAGAATGAGTCCTGGACTGAAACCTTAAGTGATAGCGGAAACAAAGGCGAAAAGGAACTCGAAAAAATCCATAAGCTTCCTACAGTTCAAACCTGGGATATCAAGAAGGGTGAGGATCAACGTCCTGACCACACAGGTATGCCAAGCTGGGAACTTAAAAAAGGCGAAGATGGACGTCCTGCTAACGACGGAAAGGGTTATACCCCTGCTGGCGATAGCTGGAAAGAAAAAGAAATTGCCGATAAGAAAAAAGAATACAGCGAAGGTACCGAATCTTGGTTCCGTCAGCAAAACAAAAAGTAAAGAGTTTTCTCCGAACCTAAAAAAAGATCGGACAGGTTAACTACTTTATGGCACAATATCGCAAAGATCCTAATGATCCTGTTGATATTCAGTTTGGTAACGACCTGAATCCCACGGATTACATCGACGTAAACCTTTCCAATAAGGTTTGTCTCGTGTGTTCTTTACCTTTTGAAAAGCGTAAGGACTTTGAATATAAACTTTTTCAATCGTTTAATAAAGAAAAATCAGCCCAAGATTACGGCTTTGAGATTGCCGATATCGACAATCACTTAGAGAAGTGTATTCTAGAGCGCGAAACGGTCATTCCTATCGGCCAGTTGATTAACAATCTAGTAGGACAATTAAATAACTATTTGGCTGAACTGGATAGGTTCAGATTAGCTCTCAATACCGAACGTAATCCAGATAGTATGTCTGCTTATACGGGAGCCTTTAAAGAGTTGAGACAGACTATAGAAGCCTTAAGTAAACTCAAGACACCTCATACTTTAGGCGGTCAAATCAAAAATGAGGCCGTTCGACCTTTGATTATGTCGATGCTGAAAAGTATGATTGAGAAGTTAAAAGAGCTAAGAGGCGAAGTCGTTGAAATGGCCGGAGAAGACAATAAATCGGCCGTAGATAGTAAATTCAAGGCCGCAGCCCAATCGTGGGGCCAGCACGCCACTAAAAAACACGAAGAGTCCCTCGCCAAGATAGCCGAGATACTTGGACTTGATCCTGCAGAACTTGCAGACTAACATCTAGTAAAATTGAACAAATAATGGTAAACTAAGCGTATGAAGAAACTATTAGAACATTTTTTCGCAAAAATCGCCGACGTTCCTAACGTCAGTGTAGAAAAAATAGACAAAGATATGTATGTCTGTTATAGCGAAAATCTAAAAGGATACGGTAATCAAATGAAAGCCCTCAAGACTATTTTGTCGGCTTACTCGTTGAACAACGTAGTTCGTTACGATGAGTATAACGAAATTCCTGCCATCTATATTGATTTCGGTGCCAACTTACACGAAAAGATCGAAGAGACTAGTAGAAAGTTCTTAGTTAATAAACAAGATATTTGGAAAGAAAAGCGACTCGACGAATACTCTAATTACCTTTATCAAGCGGGTCATTGGGATAAACGTCATAAACTTGCTTCTAATTTTTTAGTGGGTATTTCATTTGATAAATCTTTACCTTCTGCCTATAGAGTAACGGCTGAAGCAACTCCGGGTGAGGATGTTATTCTTACGTTCAACGATACCAAGACACCCACAGTCATCTATGTGGCTAGTAATGATTTTCGTATTGTTCGAAACAGTATGCATACTTACGGTTTTGAAAAAGTCGCTAAAGCTTTAATTCCAGTCTTTACGACTCAAAAAGATAATTTAGTTACTTTTGACATAAATGCTAAAACAGGTTCAATTGCCATAAACGACGTTGAGTACACTATGGATCAAATCAATCAGATTCTGAAACCTTCTAAGGTGGTAGTCGCAACAGCCCGTAAAGCGCATTACGAGGCTCTCCGTGAGGTATTGACCATTTCTATCAAGGGTAGCAATGTTCTATCATCGAACTTATAATACTAAATTAAAAAAAATTCAAAGTTTTTTGACTTGGGTGCTCGTGTTGACGGCCCCATACATGATTTGGAATCTATATCAAACAGGTAAAAAGTTGAATTACATAGAATTTTATTCAAAGAATAAAAAAAATTAGTTCAGGGGTAAAAAAATATATCCTTGAAAAACATGTTGTAAACTCTAGACAGTTGGGACAAATCTCAATTAAAAAACACTTATGAAAACTTCACTTCGAAATATTAAACCCCACCTTTTGGTATCCGCGGATGTCGATGCCGAAAGTTTAACGAACGCTGAAATCCGTTCGAATTTTAAGAAGCTACATCCGGAGGTTAGAGAGATCTTCTTTCTAGATAATCTGCCACTATCAGATCGAAGCACAGCAATGGAAGTTTGTTCTGCCAATCCCAACCTCGTTCTCTACAGAGCTGTGGCAACACGCTATATAACACAAGAAAATAAAGTTAATATATTAGTTCTAGGGATGACAACCTTATGCTAATTTGTATGGATACAGAAACAACCGGACTTGATCCCACTAAAAATGAGATCATTCAATTGGCTATTGTTTTTATGGATGATAAGAACCGTCGCATACTAAGTGAATTAAATATGTTCATCAGACCCGATAGACCCGAAATATTTCACCCCGAAGCCCAAAAGACTACGGGCATCAATATCGAAGATTTAAAAGATTCTCGATTTATGGATAAACGAGAAGCTATGGCTAAATTAAAACAATGGCTGTCTTACATTCCTAGAGAAATTGATTTAAAGTCGGTTCCTCTGCTGGGTAGCAACATTCAATACGATATCGATATGGTTAAAGCATTTTTTACCGAACTGGGCGAAGACTATCCTTTCAGCCATCGCAAACTCGATACCACGACGATTGGCCTCTATATGAGTGCGGTAGAAAACGGTTATGTGGCTTCCAAACCTTGTGGCTTAGGTTTTCTGGCTGACAAATATGGAATCTATTTCAAACATCACGATGCCTACGAAGACGTTCAAGCTACGATACGAGTTTATTACAAGATGCTCGATAGCATTAAATCTTCAACTATGATAGAAGAAGATTAAGAAACTAATTTGTCTATTTCTTCAGCTAGCTTCTGATCTTTATCTGATACTTCACCGCTGCTGTGCGTTGTTAAAATAAATTCAATATAATCGAAACCGAGGGTTACCGAGTGGGGGTGATGGTTCATTTCATTGGCTATTTTGGAGACAGAATTTAGTATCCCGCAACCGTGTGAAAAATCAGTTGTTCGAATTTTTCGACGTAAAATAGGCATATTATTCTGTAAAGTTAGAGTCCAACGGTTTTGTGCAGTTATCTTTAGCCTCATAATGCCTCTATTTGCCTTATTATAGCACGTTTAAGGGGGTTCAGGCTTTTTTAAGTGGTAGGACTCTAGTTTTGAGCCAAGACCCTTTAAAAGAGCTTAAAATCGACGTTTTATTATTAAAATAAGCCCTTGACAATCCTTTTAAATTAGATAACCTAAGATGTAGGAGAAAATCATGGATAAAATCTATCCTAAACTTTATACCCAAGATACCACTGGTAAAACCCGTGAGTGGTGGATGGAGCAATCTGAAAACAGGTATCGAACGCATTCGTGTGTTCAGGATGGCCAAATCGTTACGAGCGAGTGGACCGAAGTAGAAGGAAAGAACGTCGGTAAGGCGAATGAAACATCTGGAGTGACACAGGGAACTAAAGAAATTGAAGCTAAGTATACCAAACAACTAAAGACGGGCTACCACAAAAATGTCAGGAATATTGGGAAAAGTTCCTACGTTGAGCCCATGTTGGCCAAGAGCCTAAAAGATTATCGAGACAAAATTAATTTTGAGAAAGAACCGTGGGAACTTCAGTGCAAATTTAATGGAATGCGTTGTATTGCTACCCGAGAGGGTCTCTTTACTCGCAAGGGTGAACGCTATCAGTCGGTCCCTCACATTGAAACAGTGCTGAAATCCTTCTTTAAAAATAACCCTAATGCTGTTCTAGATGGTGAATTGTTTAACAACGAATTGCGTCAGCAGTTAAACGAAATTGCTAAGTTGGTTCGCAAAACCAAGCATATAACAACGGAAGACTTGAAACAAAGTGCCGAAATGGTCAAGTATTATGTTTATGACGGTTATGGTTTTAACAACTTGGGACCGGAAGCCCCCTATAGCCAACGTAAGGATTGGATTAATAAAAATGTAGTTGGTAAAATCGAGTATACGGCTGCCGTTAAATCCGTCAGCATTAAATCAGAAGCCCAACTAAATCAAGCCTATCAAGAATACATTGAAGAAGGCCACGAAGGTGCTATGCTTCGAAAGGTTGATCAGGGTTACGAAAATAAACGCTCCAAGTATTTACTTAAGGTCAAGCCCGAGGATGACAGCGAAGCCCGAATCGTTGCTGTGATGGAAGGTAAGGGCAATTGGAGTGGAACGGCTAAGACGGCAACTTTAGAATGGGAAGGCAGAACCTTTGATGCTACCTTTAAGGGCAATCAAGAGGAACTAGCCCTTATTCTGAAAAATCAAAAAGATTGGCTTGGCAAAGAGGTCACTTTTCTGTACAATGGTCTTACGGGATTAAATATTCCCAACTTCGCCAGGATCGATGTCAAAAATTGTTTTAAGAGGTAACGATGAGAAAAGAATGCTATTTTTGCGGTGAGGATACGTCTCAAGAACCTGAGAATAAACTTTATCGAAACGACCATCTGCAATGCATGATGGAACGTAATCTTTCGGTTGAGCAGATTGGAGAGCTGAGGGCAAAATTAAATGAAACCAAATAGCCCCTTAGCTCAGCGGTCAGAGCTGTCGGCTCATAACCGATCGGTCCTAGGTTCGAACCCTAGAGGGGCTACCAGCAACAGGAGAAAGACAGATGACAAAAACTACGTTTAAAAAGATTAATCGATTTATTGTTGAAGCAGGTCTTGGTGACGAAGAAATTCTTTTAGCCGATGGCTTTGAAGACGCGTTCATTGGAATCTCTAGAACTTTCAATACCCACACAGCACTTTATGACTACGACAGGTGTATCGATATTCTTATGAAGCGTGATAAAATGGAATGGGAAGAAGCCGAGGAATACATGGACTACAATGTATTGGGCGCGTACGTCGGCGAGAACACGCCTACCTTTTTGATGCACCCCTATGAACAGCCCGCATAGCTCAGTTGGTAGAGCACGAGTTTTGTAAACTCGATGTCGCTGGTTCGATCCCGGCTGCGGGCTCCATTATAATTCAATAATGGGTTTAAATCCGAGAGTTAATTCAATTTCTTCAAAATTGTTTTTTATTTTATTGATTATTTTCTCTCCGTAATCTTTTAATTGTGATTCTTTTAACTCTATGCGTTTACCCTGAAAAGTTAAATAGACTGAATTATCATAAGATACCCTAATTTCTTCATAAATAATAGGTAAAATAAGCTTACCATCAAGAGAGATTATCCCAGAGGCAGAGTCATTACTGATTACTATGCTAGGGGAGTCTAAATTTAACTTTTCTGAAAGTATGTCGCTACTCAACTCAATTTTTAAATTTTCTAATGTCCTCATATTAACAGTTTCTTCAGAAAAACTTAAAATTCCAGTATAATTTGATCCCTCAATTAGTCGTACGCCTTTTAATTCGGGAGCTACGTTCAAAGCCAAACAAGTAAATAATACTCTTAAATCTTTTTTACTTAAAAAGTCTATTCTTTGTTCTATTTCTCTGTTATAAGTAAAAAACTGATCTGTTTTGTAATTATATTCTTGGTAACCGGTAGGAACACCAACAGCACCTATATAAGTACTTCCTTCTTCAATCCAAATAGAATTGTATTTTATGGCGGGTAGGATAACTTCACCCTTTTTATTTATGAGTCCGACTTTTACTTGATCAACGACCGATTTATCTGTTGAATTCTTCGTATAATCAATTGCGAACGCACCTACCCCGTCTCTATTAAAGTTTGAAACACCCCGATAGATAGGACTTAAAATCTCTTGTCCTTTATCGTTGATTATTCCGTTGACATTACTACTAATATTACTAGGGTTTTTATCTTTTATAACTACAGCAAAACCATCTTTAAAAGATTCCACTTTAGTATAAGTTTTTGAAGATAAAAGTTTAAAATTATTTTTTTTATCCAGATAATTTAAACCTTTCGAAGTTCTGACTCGTATGAATTCATCATTTAAGTCCTCCTCTTCGATCGAAAGGTATCTATTTCCATTTAATAGATCCTTTTCATTTAGATCCATAATAGAATACAACTCTGGCGATGAATCTGCATATACAATTAAATCAGATGTTACCGAGTATAACGATGTATAAATATAAGATTTTTTAAATACTTCTTTAAAGTTATTTTTTATACTTAAATAATTTATTTTTACGCTCTTTGATTTAGTTACATCATTTTCTGAAACTTCAATTAAATTTTTAGATGCTTCGGAAGTTCCGGCAAAATCATAACCAAAATAAGCGGGTGGAACGATTTGTTTTCCTTGTTCATCAAAAATACTTTTTCTATCAAACTCCCCTTGCTCAGCGGCAACAAAGATACACCTCTTCTTGAATTTTTCTTGAATTTCTTCTTCTAGCCGACCGTAAATAAGTCCAAGAGGCTCAATAAATTTATATTTAGTGGGAAGAATAATTTTTCCGTCTTCTTTTACAACGCCCCTAAACTCACCGTTAGTGATTATAGAAAGTCCGGCTGTAAAAGGTGATAGGTTAGATCCAGGAAATAAAATTATTTTGCCGTCTTTTACGATTCCGACTTCTTTACCTTTTTTAATCTTAAAACAAAAACGATTATAATGAGTCCCTTCTTCTAAGGTATCGTATATAGAATCATAAATAGGTTCTAAAATAGTTATTTTATTTCTTTCATCGTATAAACCAAACTTATGTTTGTTCTCATCATAAATAAGAGGCATATCGTTAAGATCGGTTGGATAAAAATCATAACCAGATTTTGGGGTGCCGTCTGTGTCGAGATACTTCTCTGAGGCGGCCGTTAATTTTCTGATATTAGAGACTGCCCGTATTCTCATTTTCATAGTAAGTCTTTCAATTCAATAGTTTGGTTACTCTGTAGCCCTATTTCAGGTTCATAGTCATCATCAATCAGATCACCATTCTCGTCTTCTTCGTAACGACGTTCTTGATATTGAAACGCATAGATGTTAACTTCGGGATTTTTTTCATTAAAATCAATAGTTATATCGCCTCCTCCGCCTTCGTTGTTATACCAATCGAAATCAACTTGATCCAAAGCCTTTTCCATTAACCCTTCAATAGCTTGATCTATTTCAACTGCCTCATAAGTAAGGATTTGTTTCCAAGTTTCGGTTTTAGGATCAAAAATAGACTTATTCTTTTTTATTTCTACACGACCTCTATTTTTAGGATCTATTAACTGATTATTTTTATCATAGATATTGACTTCATCAATACCTCCGCTATCGCCTCCGCCGTTAAATCGAGCTTCTATGCGAACGATGCCATTTTGTTTAATCATGTCTAGAAATAATTTTAAATTCAGCATATTAAATTATAACATAGGATTATATTGGTAGGGCTACAGGGAATTGAACCCTGGCAACAAGAGTGAAAATCTTGTGTCCTAACCACTAGACGATAGCCCCAATGACATAAGTCTAGCCTAATCTAGGGGTTAAGTCAATAAAAATAATCCTCTTGACAACGGGGTTGAGTCGGGGATAATAGAAGTCTAGGAGATGTAATGTACGAACCTACCGATTCTGACTGGCAAGATTTTTGCAGTTGGGAAGACGACCAAAAACTATACGAAATAGGCGAAATGCCAAGTGGCTACATTCTTCATTTACGTAAGCTTCAATTTGAGATTTTCTGTGATTACCCTCCTTATCTAGGTGGTACTGGAATCAAAAAATTCGAGAAAATGTGTCGTGAAGGTTGGCTCAGTTACTTGGATGCTGTTTATTTGACGCCTAGTGATACAATAGGACCTAGCGAAACTTCGCCGAATAAAAAGGAGACTTTATGAATATCGACGCAATCGTTTGGTCAGCTATAGTGCTTTCGTTTTTGACCGGAGGTTTGGGTTATTGGATTGCGTATCAAACCCAAAGAGCTAAAGTCTTGGACAATCTTAAAAAGAATTATTCGGAATATGAAATGTTTAGAATTATGTTTCATATCAATGGACTTAAAATGAAACCTACGGCTGAGCAGAAGTGCCCCGCCATTCAATTGGACAAGGAGTCCGTATGATTGAATCCTGGTTTTTATATGTCTTGGGTATCTTGATGGCTGTGGCCGGTTGGCTAGGGGGTCGTGCCACTAAAGAAACTGAAGAACTCGAACGTCTTATGAACTCAGGTCTAGAAGAGTGGGAAATCGTTAAGCTGAGGATCGCTATGCAGAAGGTTGATCTCTATAGTATTGAAAGTAAGGAGCCAAAGGCTGTCGAAGAAGAGCGACCTAGCCTAAAAGAACTATTTAGCCTGCTGATGAAACATAAATAAAAGCCGTCAACTTTTTTTAGGGTGTCCCGAAGGTAATAAGTCGTTATCCTGAATATACTTGGGATTAGAGGGCTTTCCACTTCTGACTAGTTTAAGAAATGCGTTGACTCTCGCCATAGCCCAACCTCCACGAGACATTCCTGGACGATGACTTGTTGAAAAAGCACCTGCACCTCTTCGATACACGGCTTTGAGCATTCCAACCGTTACGCTACGATCAGATTTTTCATTGTGCTTTTCTGCCTTTTCTTTTAATGAATCGATGATACTTTTGGTCATTTTAATTCCACCGCGAGAAGTACTAGCACTTCCGCTGGGATTCTTGTCGCTACCTTTAATTCGATCTTTTTTGGGTGCCTTTGTTTTTCTAGGATCTTTTTTCTTTTTTGATTCAACAACAAAAGCAACTAAATGTAGTTTCATGGGTTGATCCTCCAGACTTATTTTAACATGAATACATAAATAGGCTTAATTCGGCTTTATTCAACGTTTAAAGGGCGATCAGGATGCGCAGCATACATTTTACTGCTTAGGGCTAAGCACGCCTTAAAACGGCTAAAAAGGGCTAATTTAACACATTAGAGTGCCCTATTCCTTAGTAGTTATCCAAGACTTGCCAAAATACCTTCTGCGACCATAATAAAGATTCTCACAAAAGCGTAATAACGACATCTCCTTGTTTTCAGGGAAGTCAAATTCGAGCCTGGAAGGACTGTATAGTTCGCCCGTTCCCTGTAAATAACCAAGAATATTACAATTATACTGGGATAAAACGGGATAGGAGGTCAGCTTTTTGTAATCTATGAAGTAGTTCCTTTGAATGTCAATCAATTCGGTATAGAGGTTTTCTTCAACTGTGAAATGGCTCTTTACAAAACTTTCTACAACATTAAATATATGATCGTATTTATCTTCTAATTGAATCTTTGCGATAGTACTGTGAATTAAATTAAAACCATGAACTTCCATATTTCCAATTGGCGGTAGGTCTATTTTGCCATTCTTAGTCCAATTCTTATAGTTTTCTTCAATTAAAGCTATTTCGTTGGCTAGCCACTCATCCGTTTTTATGTGCTCGAAGAACTTATCGTAAAATTCGGAGTAATCGATATTATCGTGTTTATTGAGGAAACGACTTATAAAACTAGTGATACCATCCACATGAAAAGTATTTAAAAACCAAGAGAATATCTGAGCCTTAATCATATCTTCTTTTGACATATCTTTGGTGGCTACGACGACTTCAATGGATTCGGAAACCTCATTTTCTACGTGAGTACCAAATAAGTAATCGTAAACTACCGCACCTTCGATTCCATACTCTTCTCGTTGTTTTAGATTCATTTCGGCATTTTCTAACAGTTGGGCCTGATAAACGGATATTCCAGTGTGATTATTGATTCTAAATAATTTATAGAATGTTTCTTTAAAGGTTTCTAGAGTTTCGGCAGGTAAGCCGAGAATCACTTCAGTGTATAAAGGTATTCCGTTTTGTTCACATAATTCAAAGACTTCTTCAATTTTATTCATAGCTAGGTTTTTTCGTTTGATAGCATCCAAAACATTATCGTCTAGACTTTGAACACTTAAGTTCAAGCCGATCTTGGACTTTCCCTCATAAATTAATTTCTTGACAATATCGATAACAGATTTCTTTTGGTTTTTAGCCCAGGCGATAGAATAACTTTTAGGGTAATCATAAGTATTCTGTATTTCCACCAGTTTATCTGCAATGATGGGATCTCGATCTTCAAATATACCAAAATTGGCGTCCGTAAAACTAATGTAGTCACATTTATTTTTACCCATCCAGTCCAATTCAGAAAGAACGCGATCCATATCAAATACTTTGAGTTTGCTGTAGGTTAAACTACCCCAGTCACAGAAAGTGCATTGATAAGGACAGCCGCGATTAGTTTCTAGGATGGTGTTCCAATTACAGTCTTTATTATCATTCATGATCTTATCAAAAAATCCTGTTAGATAAGGGCTGGGAATTTTATCTAATTCAGAGATTCGTTCGGCGGGTTCTGTCAATACAGGAACACCTTTTTCATTGATCAGAAGTCCTTTCACAGTTTTTAGATCTTGTTTCAATACAAGGGCTTCTAAAAGGTTTTTAAATGTGATTTCTCCTTCCCTTACAACGGTGACATCTATATAGGGGTGCTTCTGATAGAAATCTGCTTTTTCGATAGGAGGCTCAGGACCACCAAATATAATTAGAATGTTTGGATTAAGTTCTTTTAATCTTTTTGCAATCGTATAGTTGTAATTGGCATTCCAAATGTAAGTACTAAAACCAACAATATCGTAATCTTTTAATTTGGAGACTGCATCTTCTACTTTTTCTCTTTTCCAAACAATCTCACCAAGTTTATAATTATTTTTTACAGTGTCGAATTGATCGGCATAACACCACAAGACTCCCACACTATAGGGAAGATAGTAGGCATTAAGTTCTTTCGGGCCCTGTGAAAAATTTGGGTTAACGAAACCAACACTACGCGTAAATCACCTCAACATATTATAACCTGCAGACGTATAAAAGAAAAGGGCCCGAAGGCCCTAATCTTTTTATCAATAAGAGTTGCCCGAAGGCTAATCTTACAGACGTGTTCCCTTCGAAACACCGTTCGCGTTAACGAGAACTGGTGCAACGATTTCGGACAAGAACCAACCACGAGCAGGTTGACCCACAACGGCTTTATTGATAGGCTCGGAAGCAAGTTGCTTACGGACTAAGAATTGACCTAAAGTTGCAGGATCGGAGAAGAAGAAGATCTCTCCGGGGCTCAACACTCTCTGAGGGGCTTGAATGAACGCGTCGGTCTGGAGGGTAACACCCAAAAGACTTCCGAGTTCACCGGTGAGCACGAGTTCGTGCTTCGTGACCGGATCAAACCACGAGGTGAAGTTGCTGTCGGCAACGATGTCGTTCCACAGGTTGTTAGCCAACCATGCGGACGAAACGGGCAAACCGCGGCTCTCAACTTGATTCTTGAGGGCTTGGAAGACCGCAGGAGTCAAAGAAGAGAAGAAGGTCGGAACATTCAAGGCACCGGCTGCATTAGTAGCAAGAGTCTTGAGTTGGCGATCTTCTTGAACCATGATCATTTCAAAGCCATCTTCAAGCTTTTCTTGGAGAAGATCTGCGCGCAAGCGAGCAATTTCTTTCTCTTCGATGCTGATATGAGCATTGATGTAATTTTCACGGCTATAGACTTCTCTCTGTTTAATATGAGAGATAGGGGTGATACCGTCGGTTTCCATGGAGAAGCCAAGTGTATCTTGCTTACGCAAGTAGACTTTGGTCTCTTCACCGGCAACTAGTTCGCGTTCTTGGAAGAAGCGACGAATAAAACCAGTGCGAGCAATGGTTTGACGGATTTCGTTGGTGATTTCTTCACCCAGCATACCGAAATTAGCGGCATTTTGGCTGAAGTGTGCAGTGCGAATTTCGCCTGCGAGGGCGTTCAACTTGGCAATACGAGTTGTCGAAGCTGATTTCGCGATTTGGCCTTTGTTGGCGGCGCGAACAACATTGGACACTTGTTGAAAAGCGTCTTTCTTGTCATAAGCGTTGATCTCGCCATTTTGACCTGCGATGGGATCCTGAGATTCAGCCAAAGAGCCTTTGCTGGTAAAACCAGCGGCTTTTTGTTCTGAAGCCGGAAGATCCGTTCCCTTAATAACAAAGGGATTTGTTGGTGTGACTGCTGACATTATGTCCTCCAGTGATTAAAAAGTTAAGTTACAATTTGCTCGCGAGTTTCAGAGCTTTTATGGTTTCTTCGGCAGAGGCCTCAGAAAGTTTTAAGACTGATTTTTCGGGCAATACTAAAAAAAGTTTACTATCATCATCGGCCACAACTTGAACACCATCACCATCGATTTGAACATCAACGGTAACATTGTTAGTTTCGGTAGACATGACAGATTCTTGTGCTGCGGGTACTTCTGAGTGCTCAACGGACTCCGGGGAGCTCGTCTCTACAACTTCAGGAAATTCCTGGTCAAGATCAGTTAAGTCGGCAATTGCTTCAACTTCAGCGGTGAAAGCAGCGAGTAACGTTTTGGCGTACTCGATGCTGGCTCCACTGCCTACGTAGGCAGTACGACCCTTAATCTTGGGATCTGCGCAACCTTCTAAAAGATCACGCAGTTCCGAATCTGAAATTCCCTGAGTCGCAGCCACAAGACTCTTGAGTTGAGGCAGGGCCTCAACGATGGAATCTAGTGCGATTGCTGTGGGATTCATGGGAATCTCCTAAAGATTAGTAGTTGAATTCAATACCGAGGTAAGGATCAAGAGCGGTTGGTGCGTGGAAGCATTTACCAACGGTCACGCCGTTAGAAGATGTTTTCGCAAAGAAACCGTTTAATTGAGCGGTGCCGTCAGCAGAGGTTGTTCCAGAACCAGAACCACCAAGCAGAACGTCATCGTTCACTGCCCAGGCTGTATCAGGAACAAAGTTCGTGACATAAGCGCGGAGCTCGCCTGAACCCTTCATAATTGCAATGGTACCGGTTGTAGCGGCAGCCGAAGCAACTGGGCTAATGCCGAGTTGTTGCAATTGTTGAGTTGTCAAGGTGTAGTTGTAGGTCAGATAAGCAGTTTTACCTGCATCTGAACTGTGGAACGTAACGACCGATCCGCTGATGCTGTAATCTTTAGTAGCATCGGCTGAAGCATCATAGACCAAAGCATCGCCGGTCACAGTGTTCAAAGTTCCGACGATTCCATAGATACCAGAATCAGGAAGGGTTACGGTGTAGGGGCTGGAAGCTGGAATAGTCACGGCATAGTCCGTTTTAGTTCCATAAACGCCCGCATGCTT